AGTTGGAGAATATGAGTTCACATTCGATTGAATTCTACCGAGGAATCCATGCCCCCAGGTAACACGGTAATTGCCCGATGTCGCATATCCCTTCACGGGTGCAAACAGGAAATATCTCTCGATTTGAAGTTTGAGCTCTTCGATCCTTTGGGCTACAAGTGAAGCATGATCTACACCATCTGTCCAGCTTTTACCTGCCTGAAAACGACCGGTGCTTGCAACCGAATCCGAGAAGATGTTGAGATAGTTCTCCATTGCAACTTCTGCATTTCTCATACCACCCCGGACACCACCGTACTCATTTACGCGACTTCCTATGATCTTGAAATACATCCCCTCATTCTGAATGCTGACAAGATTTGTGGCACCGTCGATATGAGTAAGAACCACTTGCGAGGTAGTTCTCGAGGAGACATAAGCCATCTGATCAGTTTCCTCGATAAGGACAATGTCATCAACATTAAAGATCGTCAGATCATTAGTGTTTGAAGTTGTCAATGTGAGTGAAGCTGGAGTTCCGGACGCTGTGATTGCCGCTTTGTTTGTGGTCTGATGTGGCATGAAGCCTCTTTCGAACCACTCAAATTTTCCCAACTGAGAAGTAACTTCTTTAGCCGGGCGACCTGAGAACCAAAGCAGGTTCAACAGTGGAGTTTGGTACGGCTTGGTTTTAACCAAAACCTTTTCGATATCTGGCAACAGGTTTAGGGCTACCGCATTTGCTGAATTATTTACGCCGCTGATTATAGGCATAACAAACCTCTATATTTTGAATTGTGTTAAACTTGGTTTAGCAGATCTTTCGTAAGTTGCGATGTTTCATTGCTTCCCGGGATAGGGTTAGGATGTCCTGGAATGTCCCTTCCGCCTTGTTTGAATTTTTCGTTCACTTGTGTTTCGATCGCCTTTTTGAATTCTTCCTCAAACAGATTTAGATTTTTCTCGGTCGATTCTTCATCTTCTCCTATAAGACGGTCGATAATGTCAATAGGAAGTCCTTTTTCCCCGGCTTTTTTAATTGCCGCAGTAAGCAAGTCCTTCTTTTTTAGCATATTTTCCTGGTCGTTTATTCTCTTCTCGAGTTCCCGCAATCTTTTAGCCTCAGCCGTTTCGGGTGGATAGCGTTTTGCAATCTCATCATCAAGAATTTTTGGCAGATTGTTGGTTTTGAAAGTCTCAATGCCTTTCGTAACCTTGGCATCCGTCAAGCTCTGGAGAAGTTTTTTTCCTTCTTCGGTATTTTCTACATAGTCCTTCACCGTTTCACTTGTAACCGGTTTAAGTCCCTCGACGAATTTCACAAAATCTTCAGATGCTTCTTTTTCTTTTAAGAACGCTAAAAGCTTCTCTAAATCCATTACATACTCCTTTTTGTGTGCCCTGCGAGTCTCATCTCCTCGTCAGTTCAACATTTTCAAAAATCTTTAGGGGAATGTTATGGCAGGCAATAGCCGGAATCAACCTAAACTTTTTAGGTTACTCGATAATTATTCAAATACTTTCTGAATAACTTATTATATAACAATGGTTTAGAGATAAATTTTTCTCTAAAATATTTCGCAAAAAACTTGACCCGTATTACTCCAATCCTATATTAATCATAAGAAATTAATTACAACACGGAGACATAAAAATGATACACACACCAAAAGCAACCGAAGTCTTAAACACCATCAATAGAATCGGAAACGAGATCGAAAGACTTGAATCGATAGTATCATCCAGAACTAAATGGATAAAAAATGAAGAAACATGCTACTACATGACCGGTATCAAATACAATGAGGAGAGAGTAGATAATTACAAAAGGGAGCGAGATGAAGCTCTAATTCAGCTTGAAAAAGCTAAAAAAGAGTGGAATGAAACAGTTCAAATGATAATCTAATCACATAACAAACGGAGAATAAAATGAGCATAAGAGCAAACATCATCGCAGAAAGAGCAACAGGAATCATTAATCGAGCAAGCAATATGGTCAGTGAGATAGCCCACACTGAGAGTAAAGTGAGAATCAGAGAGGAGTCGATTGAGGAGATCAATGAAGCTCTGAAAACCTTCGACAAGCAAACAGAAGAAGGGCGAAAAAAGATTGAAGATTTGAAAGTGCTTAAGGATAAATACGAATTGGAACTCAAAGAAGCCAGAACAAACCTCAAAAATCTGGTTAAACATTGGAACTACCTTCTAACACAATCATACCTAACCTGGAGAAAGGAGAAATAAGAATGAACGAGTCAACAATAGGCACTAAAGCTTACGAAATATCAAATAAACTTGGACTTTTATCAAGTTACATTGGCGAGTATGATGGGCAAGTGAAACGATACCAAAAATTAGAAGCCGATGCAAAACGATTATTCGAGGAAACAGGGGATAGCAACCACCAAATTACCGCATACAATTACGAAACACATAAAGAAGAAGCCTGCTTAAGAAGAGATGCAGCTCTGATCAAGTGGAATTCCATAATATCCAAAGCCACACTTCAATTAAAAGAGCATGAATAAAAAAGGAAATATCGAAATGAAACCACAGATCATAATACAAGGTAGAGATTTCGTAATCTTCAAAGTCGAAGAAAACTCCCCGGAAGCCTTCCTCATCGAGGCAAAATACATAGCAGGCGACATCGACAGATGTCAAACCACAGAGGAAGTGGTCCAGATCATGCAAGATTACGAATTTACAGCTGGTGAAATGAGTGGGCAATTCTTCATTCCATACTTCTTAAACCACAAGTATTCCGGACTCCATAAGTCCTTAGCCTTCGACACCAATAATGGAGTCGGAGCATACGCCCTAACAAACAATAACTAACCAAAAGGAGATTCGAAATGAACACCCTGACAATTGACTTTAACCCTACAGATTCCCGTGCAAGACTCGCCACCTTGCAAGGGATAATCCGAAACCAAAAACAACTGATTTCCAGATTGGAAGATGAGCTCGACACCAAAAGCCCTGAAAATCACGAAGCTTTGATAGAGCGAATTGAAAGACTCCAATCCAAAGTTTATGTATGCGAACTTGAATATCAATCAATCAAAAGGAGTCTATAATGAGGAAACAGGATGTAAAGTACGACCTTGCAGAAGTCGATAAGCTTTGGGACAAAATTACAAGAGCCCAAGCACGGGCGAAGACACCCATTGCGAAGGAAGGTCTGAAGAAGATCGAATCAGCATTTGGCGATCTCTACTCGAAACTCGATATGGAAAGAATAAACCCGAACCTCGAAGACTAACCCCACTTTCACCTCTCGAAAAAAGAAAAACCCCAGATTTTGGGGTTTCTTCTTTGATATTAAATAATTTCAACCCTAACCGTACACCGGCAATTAATATCCTCTTCTGCGACTCCTGACATCCCCGGACCCTCAGTCCTGACTCCACTTGGCAAAGTAAACAGGCCGTCATCATCAGCTTCTTTCCCGTCCATAGCTTTGTGGCTATCCCGGGTGCGATCGTCACTCGTGGCAACCCACACCCGTTTTACCTTGATACCCAACCGATCAGCTGCACCCTCGACCTTATCCACCGCCAATTTCCTTCCAACACTTTGAGCTCGATGTCCTTCTGTCCTGACAATCCTGATGGTTTTGTTAGCCGACATCTCTGTTGATTTCTCTAACCGCTTCGCTATCTTCGCATATCCTTCCCCCTTAATCAGTCCCTGGGAAAGTTCCGTCTTGATCTGCGAAAGATATTTGGCGGAATTCTCCTGAAGTGCGTCAGACCAGGTTATCCTTTGCATAGGATTCAGAATTGCAGTCTTAATCACTTCCTCATTCATCACTCCAAAGCCTACCGTGACTTCCACGCTCTTAGAAATCGCGGTACCGGTTGCACTAAAGCTCTCTGTAACAATGTCTCTAAAGGCTTTTTCCACCGTCCTTTTACCCTTGCCGGTAAGGGTTTTAATTTGCTTGGCGATGCTCAGCTCGAGGTTGGTAAGCCTTTGATAGGCTACCATATCCTTGTATGTCACCTGGTCACCATACTTTTCGAACATGTCAGCAATCATCTGCTTAATGTCCTTCAATGCCGAACTATAAGCTTTGATTAGATCTTTTTCATGTCCAAGAATTACCTTTCCAGCCTCGAGATCAGAAACCTGCAAAAGTTTTAATATCTGTTCATTGGGACTCATGCCGCCTCTTGCTCAGGATCAGTAATAGGAACTTGAGAGAGCATATTAGTTCCATAGGAATATCGCTCTTGTTCGATCAGCTCCAACTCCCTTACGACATCCGTAATAAATGGCAAAATCCCGAGAAGAGTTTCATCAGAGATAATACCTTTCAGCTTTTGAACAACATCACCAAGGTAGAGCATATCCACAGGTAAACTTCTCGTAAAAACAAACTCGATATTCTCATACTCCAAAGGAACCTGTTTCTTTTGCCATGCCGAACAGATCACTTTCATCATGTTATCCAAGCCGGCTTTGAACTTTCGCTCCTTAGTAATCGCCCTGAATTCTAAACCCAACAACTTCCATTTGCGGCTCTCTCCGCTCTGACTTGCACCCGAAAACTGTTCATCGGTCATATCTACGGCTTTTGCGAATTTATAGATGTTGTCGTTAAGTGTCTTTTTGTGATTCTCGATAAAAGTTGCATCCACCTGCTTGGTCAAATATCTGGCATCTTCACCTTCAGCCAGACCCAACGCTCCAGTTTGCCGTAATAGTTCAAGCGTTTCAGGAGAAATCTCAGCACCAAATATCAAGAGATATGCCAATCGAAACTCCTCAATCTCATTTTGAACATCGCTGGTCAATCGGTCGTATGCATCTATCAAAGCCCTAACCTTTTGGAAATCCGAAGTCTGCAAATTGTTGTTGTTAAACCTGATAACCGGCACGAAATCGAAGAGATGTGGCCCCGATTTCCCAAACAATCCGGAAGTATCTGGGACAAATACGCCGTTATTATCAGTCACATAGTAGGTAACATTTGCCTTGTCGTACCATTCAACAACGGTTCTCTCCCGGGTCGAATTGCCAACTTTTTCGGTGATGGTGTAGTAAACCATGGCATAAACAACTTCTTGAATAGTGGCATCCTCGACAAAAATTGTTTCCCAAGGATTCAGGTTCATAACTCTCTCATGTGAATCGGTGGCAACATAGCACAATCGGGCCGCATAACCACAAATCGAAGCGAACTCACCTGTTATCGAGTCCAGATCTTCAATATTGTTCCGCTTCCTGAATTTTTTTATAGCTCGTTCAATTCGATCTTTGTCACCTTCGGTATATTCATCATCATCAATTTTCCATGTAATGGGTTTACCGAACATGTAGCCGGTAATCCCATCTATGATCTCCCCGCGATAATCATTTGCGAGTTTGTTATTGAGTTTCTTCGTGTCCTTAAACTCCCTTTTGTAGATGGGAACATCTCCCGCGTATTCGCGGTAATCATTGATCATCCGTTCTCGAATTGGTTTATGTTCCGCAATTAAATCTGAAATAATCTGATGGCTAATTTCATTACCATAACTCTCAATCATCTTTGAAACATCTCTACTGTTCATGCTATTTTCCTAATTTAATCTTAATACTTGATACCTAAAACTGCTTTTGCCTCACCGAAGCCCCTCTTTTCTCTGACCCAATTCCAATAAACGAAAGAGTCGCCTTTATTGGGAGACCTACCCAATCGCTTCTTGATAGTTTCCTTCGATTCCACCACGATCACCTTGTTATTTGTTTCAAACTTTGGAGCCGAGAGATCAGCGATCAGCTCAGTATCGTTTGGCATTGCTATTTCTCCACTTCGCAAATCTTCCCTACACTGCCACCACATTTGAGACCTTAGATTATTGAACTGCTCTGCTTTACTCTTCATCATTACAGGCGAATTACCCGACTGAATATTAATCCCTTTGTAACGCAAACCATACTCACGCAAAGTATTTACGGTGCCCGCCCCAACTCCCACGCCATCCACTCCCACACGCTTCTCTGAAATCCCTTTTTCCTTCATGAGCAAATACACCTGATGTCCAAGCTGGTTCGCATCCGGGCACTGAAAATCTTCAACACTGATACAAACATTTCCAATTCCCAAGGCAATTGAAGCCTTGTCACCTGTTTCACTGTTCGCGACATCCACACCCATCGCATATTCTCCAACTCGCTCAACGGTCGAGAACCTTTCCACAGCTTGTAGGCACCAATCAATTTTGATCAGAGCATCCGAAGCCTGGGCCGGTGAAATCCCCCGGGTACGAGACAATGCCATCGGTGAACCTTCACCAAACTTGTCGATAATCCTGTTTACCCCTTCCTGACTTGTCGCACCCGGTATGTACAATGGATTCCCAAGAACAATGTTTGGATGGTCGTATGCGCTTATCCGGATATGTTCCACTTTTGGTAGCGCACAAAACCTGTGAAGTGAATCCAATTGGTGATCAGGGTTCCCAAATGCAAGAATGAGGTTATGCGGTGCCACGCTCGTATTTTCGAATGCGTTTATTATAGGCAACGGAACCCCGGGCGTTTCCTCTAAAATTATGAGCATGTGCTCGGCATGAAAACCTTGCGCCTTGGTATTGCTCTCCTCATTCGCCTTAACCCCGGCAACAAATCCAACCGCCAACCAATCGTCCTGCCCTGGATTCATCCTCAGCTTCAGGGAAGTGTATTCTCCCTTCCCGAACTTGGGATATAGCTTCGAGATCTCTTTCCAAATATGAAGCATTAATTGATCTTGCTTCGGTGCTGTTGTTACTACAATGCTGTTCTCAAAGCATTCT